GCCCTGAATGTAGATCCGCTGTGCAAATGTCATCCCGCCTCCGCCGCCGGAGCCGCCGCCGTCGATGTCCGCCAGCTCCACCGGCTTCACGCCCAGCATTTGCCCGGCCTTTGCCCAGATGTCCAGATTGTCCCGTCGGGCCGCCCGCTGGAAGCTGATCACCGCCTCCGTCCCGGCCTCGCCCGCGATGCTTGCTCCGTTTGTAAAGCCGCCTTGCGCAAGCATGGGGATTTCCGGGATATTGATGGAGAACGACTTGCCGCCCAGCAGCGGCACCCAGTCCGGGATGGTAATGCCGAGACTGTTGATGCCTGCGATTGCCTTGTTGATCAGGGCGATCACCGCGTTAATGGGGGTCTTGAACAGAGCGCCCAGCGTATTGAAGATGCCCACGAAGATGGATTTCACACCCTCCCAAGCCATACGCCAGTTGCCGGAGAACACGCCGGTGATGAAGTTGATCACGCCCTCAAAAATGGTCTTGACCCCGTTGATCGCGCTGCTGATGCCCTCGGCAAAGACACCGATGGCGGCCAGCACCGCCGGAACCACTACCTGACCAATGTGCAACAGCACCGTGATCACCGTCTGAATGATCGGCATAAGGAACTGAATTGCCTCGCCGATGATCTGCGCCACCGTCATGACCACGGAACCCACGCCGCTGATGATGGATGCGATGGATGGAGCCGCCGCTGTGATGGTTTGCAGAATGACCGGCACCACCGTCTGTGTGATAAAGCCGAATAGGCTTTCTATGATGGGCCGCACCGTCGTCTGCGAAAATGTCACGAGCTGGCCGATCACGCCCATTACCGATTGCAGGATGGTGGTAATGCCTCCAAAGGCTGCGCCCGCGTCCTCGCCGAACAGATTGGTGATGCTCTCCTGCAGCGGTTGCAGCGCCTTTGCCACACCGCCGTCCTCGAACAATCCCAGCAGCGCGTCCTTGAATACCGTAAACTTTTCCAGTCCCGTGTCGCCGAACACACGCTGTACGATTTTGTCCAGCCCGCCGAACTTGTCCGTCAGGATGCTCACTACGGCGATGATGCCGGAGATCACACCCACAATAGGCAGCGCCCCGGACAGCAGACTACCGAGGCCGCCAGCAATGGGGCCATAGATACTCCCCAGCAGACCGGCCCCGCCGCTGAATATGCTCCCGACAGCTTTTCCGGCACCGGAGTTTGCGATGCCGCTTACCACGCCGCCAGCTTTCCCCAACAGGCCGGAAAGGCCCTGCTGGAAGATGCTGCCCTGAATGGTAGCCGCTGCTCCGATGCCTGCGATGCCCTGCCGCAGCGGCATGGTCAGCTTACCCAGCGCACCGCCCGCCTTTCCCATAAGGCCGCCCGCAAATTGTCCGGCCCGGCTGTTGGCGAACATCCCGCCGAGATTTCCGAGGGACGAGCCGATGCCGCCCAGCCATTGCGCGGTCTTGCTGTTTCCGATTGCTCCCCGCAGGACGCTTCCCGCGCTTTGGTAGCCGGACAACAGCCCCGGCGTCCCCGCCGCCGCGCTCAAAAGTCCTGTGGTTCCCTTGATGCCGTTTCCACCGATCAGACTGGAGATTGCCGCCCCCAGCGTCGTGCGGAAGCCGTTGCTTCCCGATGCGCCCCGGAACGCAGAGAAAAGCCCCGCGCCCGCCGCGCCCGCGCTCTGGCCGCTCTTGAACAGGCCCGCAAGTCCGCCCTTTCCGCCGGAGAAAATAGCCTCCGCCGCCGGGGCGAACTTCATGCCAACAAACGCCGCCGCCATGCCGCCCAGCACACGCACCACCTGTTCGCCGTTGTTGATCAGGTAGTCAAGTCCCTTTTGGATGTACGGCAGCGCCGTGTCCATAGCGCTTCCCAGCTTCTCCACGCCCCGGCTCGCCAGCGTTCCCAAGCTCTCTGCAAGCTGCGTCAGCTCCGGCATATTCTTTCGGATGCTGTTCAGAAAGTCGATCATGGAGAGATTGAACTGCTTTTTCGCCGGGAGGAACGCATCGCCGATCTCGATTTTCAGCGCCGTCTTTGTGCTTTTCAGCATGGTCTCGATGGCCTCCGGGGTCTGCGATTTGATGTTAAACTCCCGCTCCATGCTTCCCGTGTACAGACTTGGGTCGCTCACCATTTCCAGCGCCTTTCTGTACACATCGAGATTGTTGACGATCTTTGCGCCGCCCTCAATGGCCCATTGGCCGAACAGGGTGGACAGCGCCGCTACCTGTCGCTCCTGCGGCAGATCGTTGATGGCCTTGAAGATGGTATCCAGCGTTCCCACGCTGTCCTCCTGCATGGCCTTGGCGACCCACTCCGCGCTCATGCCCAGCTCCTCGAACTGTTCTTTCTGGGCTTTCGTCGCACTTGCGCCCTTGCTCAAATTCACGATCATGCGCTTGATGCTGGTGCCGACGCGATCAGTCGATACGCCTGTTGCCAGCATGGCATCCGCCAACGCCGCCGTTGTGGCCGCGCTTACGCCGCCCACTTGGCCGAGGCTCGCCGCAGAATTGACCGCCTCCGCGATTTCCGCCGCCGTGGTCGCGCTGTTTGCGCCCAGATAGTTGATCTGGTCAAAGAGCACCATGACCTCCTCGTGGGTCATTTTCAGCGATTGCTCCCACTTGGCGGCCCAGTTGCCCGCCTGATCGGCGCTGATGTCCATGGCCGCGCCGGTCATGGCGATGTCCCGCAGGAAACCGGTAACATTGCCGGAGCTGTCGATCTTGATCAAGTCCTCCATAGACTTGCCGGATTGGCCCGCCGCAGCGGCGAGGCGTGTCAAATCCTCCTGCGTATAGGGGATTTGTGTGCTTAAATCCTTGATTGCGTCCTTCATGGCCTCGTAGTTCTGCGCGTAGGTCTTGCCGTTATCCGCCACCTTGTCGCTGATCTTTCCGGTAGCATCTGCCAGACCGTCTACGTACTTGACCACATCCGCCATGTAGTTTTCAAACTTCGCCGCTTCCTTGGTGCAGCTTGCGATGGTTGCCACAGTCGCCGTTGCCAGCGTCCCCATGGCCGCAAGTCCCGCCGTTCCGATGGAGCTGATGCTGCGGGCAAAGCTGCTGATCTGGCTCTGGCTCCCGTTCAGCGCCGCCATCAGGCTTTTGTCCATCTTACCGGCGATCTTGATGCTTAACTCTAATGTTTTATTGTTCGCCATTCCTCCGCCACCTCGCTATTCAGCTCAATAAAGTCCCGGACAGGCATTTTCAGATAGAAGTCCACGCCCGTCCGTGTCACCGAGGACAGCCGGATAGCCGCTTTCCGCAGGGCCTTGGCTCCGCCCTTTATCCGAAAAAATCCGCGTCGTTCACCGCGTTTTTCAGTTTCAGCAGCTCATACAGGGGCAGCGTGGTAAAGAACTCCTCCGGGATGCCCGTTGCCATGGCGGCGATCACGCAGGAGTACAGATAGTTGGTGCTGTTCTCCGTCACCACAAAGCCCTCGCGGGCCATGCGGTTCTCCGCCTCGCTCTCATTCAGCGTGTTCAGGTCTGCCACGCCGTTCAGGTCGATGTCCCGGTACTCCTTGCCCTTGTAATGGCGCGGCTTCTCCAGATGCATCACATGGTTTTCCGTTCTGCTCTCCACGTTCAGGTGTCTGCGCACCGCACCTGCCACGCGCTTGAAAGCGCCGCGAGGCATCAGCTTGAAAAACTCAATGGGCATTCCGGTGGCCTTGACCGCCATGGCGCGGGCAAATGCCGTCGTGGTCTCGCACAGCACCGAGGCCGCCGCCTCGCCCTCGCCGAAAAGCTGCCGCTGCACGTCGATAGCGTCCTGCACGGTCAGCTTCTCCAGCCCCGTCAGGTCGATCTCTCCGTACTCCTTGCCCTCGAACACGTAGGGCTTTGCCAGCTCCACGATGTTCTCGCTCTTTTTTGTCCCCTCGTTTGCGGTCTCCGCCGCCGTGATCTTGTCCTCTGCCATTGGTGTTCGCTCCCTTCAGCGTCGTTTCGTTGTGTGAAAACACGGCCCGCCCCCGTTTGCGCAGGGACAGGCCGTATTGTTTTTCGCCCGTTAGATCAGGCTGTTCACGCCCGCCAGCATATCCGTGCCGTTGACCTTGTAGATGCCGTTGAGCTTGTCAACCTCCAAGAGCTGCTGGCCGTCCACCTCGATCATCAGGTAGGTCAGCTCCAGCGTCACGGTGGCTTCCATGGCCTCGCCCTTTTCCACCTTGCCGGGGTTGAACTTCTTCACGCGCCCGATCTCCACCACGCGCAGGCCCTTGAAGTTGTAGCCGCCCTGCTTGTCGTAGACCTGCTGCGAGGCTCGCAGCGTCAGGTTCACCGTGGACAGGGGAGAGAGCATATCCATGGCGGAGCTGTAGAGCGTGTTGAACTGGATTTCCTGCTCCATGCTCTCAAACTGGCCGATGGTGGGACTGTCCAGCTCGCCGTTCACGCCCACACCGGAAACGGTGCTGGTTTTCATGTTGACCTCCGGCAGCGTCACCGACGCGGCCACGCCGATCATTTTCGTGCCGTCCAGATAGGCGTTATACTCGTTGATCTTCTCCGGGATATAGTTGTTGGAAATCATCTTCTTTTCCCTCCCTTATCAGTTCAGCGCAGCAGAAAGAGCGTCGGGGTCAAACTCGATGATGTCCTCGATGTCCTCCGCAGGGGTGAACGGGGTGATGTACTGGTGGAACGTGATCTTGCCGTCCAGCAGGTCAGCGGTGGTGTTCTCGTCCTCGTTGAACGTGATCTCATAGCGGGCGCACACACCACGGGCCACAAAGCCGTTGCCGCGCACGTTCTCGCTGTCCACGATGGCCTCGATCAGCCGCTTGTTGGCGGGGCTGTCCACTTTCTGGAAGTAGGTCAGGATAAACGTGTTGGCCGCCCACGTCAGGAAGCGGCGGACGCTGAACCAGCGGTCTTTCGGGTCGCTGATGCCGGGGTAGGCCGCCGTGTTGTTGCCCCACAGGCGGAAGCCGTTCATGTTCAGCCACGTCGCCACGCCGAAGCTGTTCACGGTGTTGGCCTGCTCCTGATCAAGCACCACCTCCGTGCCATCTTCGAGGCAGGCAGCAGAAACGGCGATGGTCTTGTTGCTGGGGCTGACGTTGGGCGTGTCGTCGTTCTGCGCGTCGGTGTAGGCTGTCAGCGCCGCCGCCAGTGCGCTGCCGCTGTACACCGTGTTGCCCACCTTGGCAAAGGGCCAGACTGCGTAGGCGTTGGGGTCGCTCACCGCCTGCGCCTCCTTGGTGGTCTTGACGGCGGTGTACTTGGTCGCGCCGGTGTTGCTGCTGTCGATGTCCACAACGCACACCGCGCCGAACACGCTGTTGATGCTCTTGGTCTTGGCCTGCAATGCCGCCGCCACCGTCGCGTCCTTGCTGAAACGCGGGGCCAGCAGGATGCCGGGTGTCATGGACAGCTTCGGGTAGACCTGACGTACCACCTCAAGGCCGGTCTCCTTGCCGGTGGAGTTGTCCACACCGCCCACGATGTCTGCCGCCGTCACCTTGCTGGGGTCGATCTTGTTGCCGGTCACGGTCAGGCTCGTTGCTTCCTTACCCGCTCCGGTGGAAAGCACCACGATATTCAGCGTACCGTCGTCGTTCCATGTGGTGGTGTAGTCCGTGCCTGCGGTCAGCGTGTTGGAACCGCTCTTGACGGTCAGCCCCTCCAGCAGAACGCCCGTTTCCTCCAGCACCGCCACGCCGCCGGTATAGCCGAAGGGATCGTCCAGCGTGTGGTTGACAAGGCCCGTAGCGGGATAGAGGTACTTGTGGTCACGGATATTCTCCGCCAGCGTGTGGGCGGTGACGGTCATAACGTCCGTCTCCAGCATGGACTGGAGGTTTTCCATCAGGCGGGGCACGCCGCCGTCCTTATAGAAATCCACGATGCTGTACTTGCAGGCGGGGTTCATCTTGGCAAGCTGGGGCGTGGTGTCGGAGAGGGTGTCAAACTCGTTCAGCACCTTGATGCCCAGCTCCGCCTCATAAGCGATGGCAGTGAGGTGCATGACGGCGTTGGTGGAGCCGCTCATGGCGAGGCAGGCCTTGATGGCATTTCGGATAGAACTGTCGGTGATGATCTGGCGGGAGGTGATGTTCTTCTCCACCAGCTCCATGATCTTC